CGCTGTCTGACGCAGTAGCTTTTGACGCTAACAAGTATCCTTCTGAGATAACATTTATGGTGAACTAATGGCTCAGAGACTACAAAGCATAACAATTACAGCTCCGGGGTTTGCGGGTATTAACACGCAGGATGCCCCTTTAGCTCAAGACCCTACATTTGCTTCTGTTGCGGATAACTGCATTATTGACAAGGAAGGCAGGGTAGCTGCTAGGAAAGGCTACGAAATGGTTAGCAGTAATGGTAGCTCAGTCCTTGGGTCATCTGCGGGTATTGAAATGGTACACCAGTACAGGGATAGCGGTGGGAATACAGCCATAATATCAGCAGGTAATAACAAGTTATTTAAAGGAACTTCTACATTAGCTGACAATACTCCAGGTTCTTACACAGTAAGTGCTAACAACTGGAAGGCTGTGAACTTTAATGACCATGCTTTCTTCTTTCAAAGGGCGCATGAGCCGTTAGTCTATACTAACAGTGTTGGCAATTTGGAAAAGATGTCAGCCCATGCAGGTGCAGCAGGTACACCGCCACAGGGAAATGAGGTCTTGGCAGCGTTTGGTAAGCTGTTTGTTGCTGACTTTGCGGCTGATAAATCTACTATTTACTGGTCTGATACTTTAGATGGCACTACATGGACAGGAGGAGCCACAGGTTCAATAGATATTACAAACGTATGGCCTACAGGCTATGACGAAATCGTTGCTCTGGCGGCTCATAACGGCTTCCTAATTATATTCGGCAAAGACTCGATTGTTATTTACTCAGGGGCAAGCGCACCTGCTTCTATGACTTTGGAAGATACAATCTCAAATATCGGCTGTGTGTCTAGGGATTGCGTAGTGTCTACAGGTAAAGATTTAATATTCCTAGACCGATCTGGTGTTAGAAGTTTGGCTAGGACAATACAGGAGAAGTCCTCACCTATTGGGGATATATCTAAAAACGTCAACAATGATGTTAAGAATCTAATTGCTAGTGAAACTGGCAATATTAAGATGCACTATTCACCAGATGAATCATTTGTTTTGGTCAACTTCCCTGCATTACAGCAGGTATATGTGTTTGATACCCGTTTTCCTCTTCAGGATGGGTCGTATCGGGCAACCACATGGACTAGCTTGGCTCCGTTATGTTTTACAAATCTAGCTGACGAAACCTTATATATTGGTGTTGCAACAGGAATCGCCCAATATGCAGGGTATGATGATAATGATGGGGCGTATCAGATAAGTTACTTCAGTCACCCGTTAGCCTTTGGTGACAGTAGTGTTTTAAAGTTTTTAAAGAAGGTTAATCTGACTACATTTGATGGGGCAGAATCCACTGTTGTATTAAACTGGGCGTATGATTATACAAATGCCTATAAAAAACAGGCATATACACTACCTGCTAACAATGCGGGTCAGTATAATATCAGCGAATACAATACGACTGCTGAATATGCGTCTTCATTAAATCTGGTTAATCGTCAGAAGGTTAATGCTTCTGGTTCTGGTTCTGTAGTATCTATCGGTGTAGAGTCTACAGTTAATGGTAAGTCAATAGCGATACAACAACTCAACGTACACGCTTTGTTAGGAAGGGTAGTCTAATGTCCAACTATACAAAAACCACAAACTTTGCTGTTAAAGATTCTTTGGTATCAGGTAATGCTGCCAAGTTGGTCAAAGGCACAGAAGTCAATACAGAATTTGACAATATCGCCACAGCAGTTTCAACGAAAGCAGACACGGCTGGGCCAACGCTCACTGGGACTACAACGGCTGCGGCTCTCACAGTGTCAGGCACGTTTACTGGGACACTAGATGGGGGAACGTATTAATGGTTGATTTTGCTGATATTGTAGATTTAGGAAAAAACTTTTTAGGTAGTGATGCTTCAAAGCTCTTGGGCGGGATAGGTCAGGCTGCATTGGGCGCAAAAGGCATAAGCGATTTAGCAGAAGCTAGACGAGACTATCAAGAAGATTTAAGGGGCAATATGCCTTTTAGTGAGATGGAAGGCGGTATTCTTGGGGAGCTTGGAAGGCAAACTGCGTTTAAGCCTTTTACTGTGAAAGCAACTAATGTTTTTGGGCAACCTGCTGCTGCGTCTTTTACTCAGGATGGAGCAGAGTTAGCTTTAAGTCCTGAAGAAGCCAAATTACAACGCACTTTAACAGGCTTTGGTCAGGATATGTTTAGTTTTCTTTCTGACCCTACTAAGCGAGAAGAAGATCAAACTAATGTCATTAAGATGCTTACCCAAACCCCCGAAGCTAGGGCTACTAGGGAACAACAGCTATTTGACAGATTAGAAGCCATGCAAGCTCCTGAACGTGAAAGGGCTAGGTTAGGCTTAGAAGAAAGGCTAGTTAATCAGGGCCGTAGCGGTGTTAGATCAGCTATGTTTGGCGGTACACCTGAAGAACTGGCACAAGCTAAAGCCATTGAAGAACAAAGAAGCCGTAATGTCTTGGGTGCTATGGATCAGGCTAGGGCAGAACAGGCGTTAAGTTCTCAACAAACCCTACAAGGGTTGCAGGAATTTAGAAATAGAATGGCAACAGGTGGACAACTAGGACTTAGTGCCATCCCTGCGGCTTATACACCACAAGCAGGATTGTTATCGGCCTTGAATCCTATGCTGCAACTGAATAGAAATCAGGTAGCCCTCGATCTAGGTAGAGGTGAACTGTTTGGCGGTCTAGCAGAATCAGGCTTAGAAGCTGATTTAGGCATTAGGGCATTGGAAAATGCGTTAAGACAGCAACAGTACAAAGGCTTGTTTGATTTGTTGGCTGCTGAAAGGTCAGGTCAGGGTGGTGGTACAACTACTACTACGACTTCAAGTGGTGGTGGAAATTTCTGGGACAATTTGATTGGACAAATTAATGATTTTGGTGCTTATCCTAATGCTACATACGGGAAATCTCCTGCTTCAACAGCTACGTCTGCGGGGGATTTTGGAGCTTACCCTAGTGCTACATATCCATAGGAGACAATAATGGCTATAAATATACCTTCATTGTTTAGAGATGTTATTGAAACTCCTGAGCAAAGACAAAGACGAAAGCTATCAGAAGCAGTAGCCCTTGCTCCTCAAGCCAGAGGCGGCATAGCTTCTTTACTTAACCCTTTAGCCCAAGCTGCATCTATTAACCTACAGCAAGGCTCAGAAGGTCTAGGAAGAAGCGTAGGCGGTATGCTAGGTCTTGATATGCGTGATACAAGCCAAAAAGTATCTGATGAGTTATTAGGGGCTGATTTAAGCAGTTCTACAGGTATGCGTGACCTATCAAAAGCGATTAATCGTTATGCCCCCGTTCAAGCTATGGGGTTGCTACAAGCAGCAGATGAAAGAGAACAAGCTGAAGCAGAAAGAAAATTAATCAACGATTTAAGAGAAAGAGAGATGACTGTTGCAGAAGGTCGTTTATCTGTTAATAAACAACAAGCAGAAACAGCAGCAGAAGATTTAGAGCTTAGAAGTACGCAGCAACAAGATTTACAGGATTGGAGAAAAATAACAGATTCAAATGCCGATGCAGATAGAGTTATAAAAGAACAACAACTTAGAGTAGATGAAGAAATTAATCGCCTTAAAGGTGAAGAGCTAGGATCAAGGGCAATAGCCTATACAAACGAATTGCAAGAAGAGGCAGCATCGTTAGAAAAAGATGGTGTTGCCGCTAGAAGTCTTGCGAAGGAGTTTGAGGCTAATCTTGAAAACATTGATTCAGGAGCTTTAGCAAGATTAGGCGAAAAATGGAAAACATTTACGGGTAATGAAAATAAAGTATCGGAATTACGACAACAGTATAGAGCTATAAGAAATACGGCTGCGTTAGGTGGATTGCCGCCAGGAGCAGCTTCAGATAAAGACATCGAAATGGCTATGTCGGGGTTTCCAACTGATACTGCAAACCCAGAGTTAATAGCCCGATGGTTGAGAGGAGTAGAAAAAATGTCTTTTCTAGCGTCAGAAAGAGCAAATGCTCATCTGCAATTTATTGCGGAAAATCGTGGCGCGTCAGTAATGCTTGATTCTGAAACAGGTGAAGCAATTACCTTTAACGACTTTTATAGAAGAAAACTTAATGAAAATGAAGGGCGAACTTTTGTTGAAACAATGAATCGAAAATATGGAGATCAAGGTTTAAATATTTTATCTGTTGAAGCGCAAAAAGCGGCAGATGACGAAGCAGAACGTCTGCGGGAATTAGAGGCAGAAAACCAAAGAAGAAACGCAGAAAGAGAAAGGGCTGTTTCTAATAGGCAGGGGCAAAGATTACAAGAAAACTTTAACCCTCAAATATAGGTAAAGTTATGGCAGATGAAGCATTAACAACTGAAAATATAATATCTAAGGATTTGTCTTCTTTGACAGATGAAGAGTTTAGCTCTTACTACAAAAGCAAAACTGGGCGAAATGCGTTTCAACCTGCATCAAAAGGTGATACTGAGTATCTTGAAATAGCGGGTTCTGTGCTAGGTGGTATCGGAGCAGGAGCTTTAGCAGGGACAATGGGTGCTGGCCCTGTAGGGACTATTGTAGGTGGTATAGCTGGAGGAATGGCTGGAGCTTTTGGCGGTGAGCTTCTTGAAGACGTAATAGATGGGAAAGATTTAGATTATAGCGGGGCTGCTACTGAGGCTGCGATTTCTGGTAGTTTTGATGTTGTAACATTAGGTGCAGGAAAAATTATTAGGCCAGCTTTTGCATTTACTAAAATTGGCTCATTAAATAATCAATTTTCAAAATTGTTAAATATTGCTAAACCCGTTCAAGGAAGTAGAGGGTCGCTTGCTCAAACCCAAGAGCTTTTAGCAGAAGGTGGTGGCTCATTAAACCCAAGAGCAGTAGAAGAAGTAGGAAGAATGAGGTCGCTTTTTAATGAAATTGCCGAAATTGGTATGTTTTCAAGAACGGCTTATGCTGCTGACAGAAAAAAAGCGGAAAATATAATAAAAAGCCACATTAATGACTTTGGAAAAGGTGGTCAGTCAGTTGATGATCTTGGCGAACAAATGTTTAATCTTATTGAGTCTGGAAGAAAAGCGGCTGACAATTATTATGGAGATGAATTAGCAAAAATTATAAATAAAGCCTCTCCTAAAAGGAATATATCAACAGGTCAAGTAGATAGCGCAATTTCAAAGTTAATAAAAAAATATGAGACTAATTTAGGTTCCGAGCTAACAAGTGATGTGCTTAAAGAGTTAAAAACTTTCCGAAATAATATTATGCCAGATGGAAAGCCCGTTAATGTTGATGTAAAAACTATGCTTGGTTTACAAAGACAGCTTAACAGGGCTGTTGATGATGCTATGCCAGGAGGAGCAAAAGCAAATTCTACCGATGCTAGACAATTATCAGAAGCCTCAAGCGCAATCAAACTTGGTATTGAAAACGCCATAAACAAAGTTGATCCAAAAATTTACGCAGATTATAAGAGTCTGAACAGCACTTACAAATCGATGAAAGACGCTATATCTCCAAAAGTAAACGCAGGATTAATTAGAAGAGCCTCAAGTGATGATTTTCAGGCACTTGGGTCTATGCTGCTGAATCAAACTAATAATTCAAAAATAAAACTTTTTATGAAAAGTATTGACGCTTCTTATGATGCCTTAAAAAGAAGCGGTGGGTTGAAAGATTTAGCAAAAAATATTAATTCGGCAAAAAAAGCAAAGGAAGCTGTACGAGCTTCTTATGCTAGAAATATGTTTGGCGAACCCCCTGTGTTTGACCAAGCTACCATTAATCAGTTTAATAAACCAAAAAACCAAGAAAGAATGAGTACAATTTTTGGTGACGAATGGCCTAAGTTTAAAAAAGTATTAAACGCTGTTGGTGATTCATTAAGAACAACTGAGGGCGGGGTTTTGTCTTTAGCTCTAAGAGGTCGAGAATTAACTGCTGGAACACAGTTAGCGGCTATACCTTTGGCTGGTGCTGCTGGTGGTGCTGCTGGAGGAACTGAGGGCGGGGTTCAAGCAGGTGTTTTTACTGCCGCAGCCGTTTTATTAGCACCGTCTGTTTTGTATAAATTGTCAAAAAACCCAAAAGCTGTAAACAGGTTAATTGCGTTTGAGAAAAAAGGGTTTAAGCCATCTGAATATACCCCAGAAGTAGTGCTGTCAACTTTATCGAAAATTTTTAACCCATTAAGAGATGATGAAAAAAAAGAAATAAAAAAAGAAGCCTACGATGCTGGATATTACAATATTAACTACTAAACACGCGCTCCTACGTTAAATTATAAAGAGATAGCAAGGTGATTAGGCTGGAAAATCACCCTCAGACGCTTAATACTCAATAATATCTAACGGCCCTTTCTCCCCTGCCATTCTAAGGCTTTTCAGGCGTTCGTATTCGGCCTTGTAATGCTTGGCTACATCTTTCAGGTTCTTCTTAATAGACTTGGCTAACCCAATATCCTCACGCTTCTGGCGTAATATATCTATCATGCCTTCCCCTACCTTGTTTACCATCCATTGTCTATGGTCA